GGGATAATGCAAAAAGACAAAAGATTAGTAGTATGCATACTAATGAAGAGGAAATCATTGACAGTTGTTTTCGTTTGATCGTAGACTTTAATTTATCCCATACAGATGAAAAAGTAAAAGAACGGGCATACTCTCTAGGTGCAACACCCGCCGATTGGGATCGTGTTCGTCCTAAACTCAAAGAAAAGCTTTATCAAAAAAATACTCTAGACGATATCCCAGACGATATGGATATTATTCATTATCCCCCAGCGAAGGTAAAAAAAATAGAAGAGGAAAAATCGACAGAGAATACTGATTGTATGATGTTGTCTACAGTACAGTCTGGTAATTCATTTAATTGGATGGAAAGAATTGTTAAATGGTTGGTTGATCCTTCCAATGAAAAAAGAAGATTGCATGGTGAATTTTATCATGGAGAAAAATCTCATGTGAAATATTTTGATGCTTGGCCTGAGAGGAAAAAAGAGATAGTTCCTTTGATTACTTCTCTTTTTGAAAAGTGTGGTAAAAAAGGACATTTCAGCCACCAAGATGCTCCAAGACTTGAACCAAAGAAGAATAAGATATATGATAAAGAAGCTGCTTAAACAACATATAATTGATACTGCACAAGATAATGCAGTTGCTGTATTGTTATCTGGTGGTGTTGATTCTTTGTCAGTTGCTATTGCTGCCCATGATGTTGGAAAGAAGGTTCAACCATACACTTTTCATTTAGATGGTGAAGAATCTTATGATGCCAAAACTGCAAGAGAGTTCTCTGATAATATGGGTTGGAATTGTAAAACAATTGTTGTTCCGAAAACAAACTTAGAAGATGATTGGCATAGACTTGTTAAACATGGTTGTCGTAAAAAGACCCACTTTGAAACAGTTTTCCCTTTTCTTTATGTTTACCCAGAGATTACCGAAAAGTATGTTTTGACAGGATGGGGTGCAGATGGATATTTTGGTGTATCAAAGAAAGCTATGATGCGATACTCTAATTTTAAGAAGAAAAGAAATTATGTTAAATATTGTAAAGAACATAATCAAAAGAGATTAAACTGGAATGAGTTTAGAACAGAATATCTAGACGGAGATTGTGCTGGATACAAAGAACATACTAGACTTGCAGAAAATCATGGCAAAGTTCATGTAGCTCCATATAAAGATAGTATGGATATCAGAAGTTTACTTATGTCTAAGAGTTGGCAGGAACTCAATAAACCAAGACAAAAAGAAATTATCAGAAAAGACTTTACAGAACTAGAAAACTATGGTAATATAAAACAACATCAAAACTTGCATTTGAATGCTGGAGTAGACAAGTTGTTTGAAGGTCTGCTAAATAATGGTGAGATAAATTTTAAAAATAGAAAAAGAATGATGGACGTTTGTAGAGACAATTATGAGAGGAACAAGAATGATTTATTCACCATATAATCTAGAAGATGTTGTTAAAGCATCTAATCAAAACAAATTCAAAGTCATCTCTACTTTCGCTGGTGGGGGTGGTTCTTCTACAGGATATCGACTTGCAGGCGGTAAGATTCTGTGTGTCAATGAGTTTGTAGAAGAAGCCCAGAACACATACAGAGAAAATTATCCAGACACACCAATCTTGCCAGGCGATATCAAACAGTTGTCTGGTAAAGACTTTTTGGATATTGCTGGACTTGAAGTGGGTGAACTTGACATACTAGATGGTTCGCCACCATGTTCTGCATTCTCAGTCGCTGGTAAACTATCACACTCTAAGGATGGTAAACACTCTGATGGGTGGGGGCAGACTAAGAACTATTCAGATGGTAAGATGGTAGAAAACATTGAGGACTTATTCTTTGAGTTTCTACGAGTTGCAAATGATATTCGCCCAAAGGTAATTATTGCAGAGAATGTAAAGGGACTTACTATTGGCGAGGCCAAAGAATACTTTAACAAGATTCAGAATACTTTTGAGGACATTGGATACGATGTTGTTGCAAAGGTATTGGACAGTCGATACTTTGGTATCTCACAGACAAGAACAAGGGTATTCTTTATCGGTGTTCGTAACGATATCACAGAGAAAGCTGGACTGAACTTTATGACTATTGGTAACGTCTTTCCACAAGAGTTGCCAGACGTTGTTCCATTAAAAGATGCACTAATTGGATTGGAGTATGACGATGAAGAAGTGAAGTATCTAACTGAAAAGTTTAGTAACACTGCGTATTGGAAACAAACTGGAAGTGTTATGCCTGTCGATCCAGACAAGGTTCTGACAGGTGGTGACTATCACCCAAAGGGACACCACTTCAATCTTAAAAGAGTTTCACAGTATCAACCTGCCCCAACACTAACTGCAATGGGTAGTAATGATACAACTGCTGGTGCTTTTCATTGGAGTGAACCTAGAAAACTTACACTTGGCGAACTAAAACGCATTCAATCGTTGCCAGACGATTTCAAACTAACTGGTAAGTGGAATCAGAAATCAGAACGCATTGGAAGGATGGTGCCTCCTCTGATGATGAAGGCGATTGCTGAATCTGTATACGAAAAGGTACTGAAGGAGATATAATGGCTGACTTTACATTTGCACATAGAGAAGAAGGTTTTGATGAACACATTGAACATTCTATTCGTGGATACAGTCATCTACTTAATGATGTTGTAAATTATTCACGTTACTTTGTGGAAGATGATACGAATGTTGTAGACATTGGTTGTTCTACAGGCAAACTGACTAAGGCTCTTCTTGAAGAGAACCAAGATCACTGTTACAATGCAAACTATATTGGAGTTGAAATTGCAGAGGGGTTCTTTGGTGATTTGGATAAACGGTATGAAGAACTTACTTCTATGAACCCATGGGCTTCTGTTGATTTTGTAAAGGACGATATTCGCAACTACAGTTTTGAAAACTGTTCTCTAGTGACATCTATCTTTACACTACAGTTCATGCCGCCTCGACACAGACAAGAAGTTTTGTCTAAAATTTATGATGGATTGAATACTGGTGGTGCTTTTATCTTTGCAGAAAAAACTGTATGTGAAGATGCAAGACTACAGGATATGATGACATTCAATTACTATGATTATAAAAGACAAACATTTACAACTGAAGATATTATGGACAAGGAGAGAACTCTGCGTCACATGATGAAACCCAACACATGGAGTGAAATCCTATTAAATCTTTATGATGCTGGGTTTGCAGACGATAAAGTACAGCCATTCTGGCGTAACCACACATTTGTAGGAGCGATTGCAATAAAATGAATAAAGGAACAATAGTTACCGTTGTACTAAACAACGGAGCAGAGATTGTAGGTAAACTTGTACTTGATGACTTTACTGGTGTTATCATCAATCGTCCTAGAATGGTACAAGTCACACAACAGGGCGTAGGGCTTGTCAACGGAATAAGTATGACAGGTATTGAACCAAAGGGAGATTTCACTTTCCCTAAAAATTCTGTTCTGTATGTTATCGAAACAGCAGAAGAGATTGCAAATGGTTGGACGCAACAAACGAGTGGTATTGCCTTACCAAATAAAGGACTCTTAGGTTAAAAGTCATTGACAAACCACAAATTATCTGTTATAGTGTACAACACTTATAACGCTACCTTTGGAGATTCGTAATGGATAAAGACTTTCTACTCGACTATACTCGTTTTGTTGACGAAGTAACAAGCGATGAATCAAAAGACCCACAAGCATTTTCAGACTCACTAGATATTATTGATGAGATGACTGAAGGTTCTGTGAAACCAGAGCGACTGATTACCGCTGCACTAGGTATTTGTGCAGAAGGTGGTGAGTTCACAGAGATTGTAAAGAAATGTGTATTCCAAGGTAAGCCTATGGATGAACACACCATCTATCACCTAAAACGTGAGATGGGTGATATTCTTTGGTATCTCGCACAAGGATGTATTGCACTAGATACTACTCTTGAAGATGTTATCTATATGAATATAGAAAAACTAGAGGCAAGATATCCAGACGGATTTGAAGCATTTCGTTCTGAGAACAGAGAAGAAGGAGATATTTAAGTATGGATTTTCTAAAAGATATTGCCAAGACAGCAGGCAACGAATATGCTGCACTTGTATCAGAAGGTGTGGAGGCTGGTGATGTAGACTCGTTTATTGATACAGGTAGTTACATTTTCAATGCACTACTGAGTGGCAGTATCTATGGTGGATTGCCATCAAATAAAATTACTGCTGTTGCAGGCGAATCTGCAACTGGTAAAACATTCTTTGTTATGGGTATGGTAAAACAGTTTCTAGATGCAAATCCAGAAGCTGGTGTTCTTTACTTTGAATCAGAGAGTGCGATTACACAACAGATGGTTATTGATCGTGGTATTGACCCTTCTCGTATGGTGATCCTTCCAGTGACAACTGTGCAAGAGTTTCGTACACAAGCAATCAAAGTACTGGATGCATATCTGCAACAGAACGAAGCAGACAGAAAACCAATGATGTTGTGTTTGGATTCACTTGGTATGTTGTCTACAACTAAAGAAGTAGAGGACACAAGTGAAGGTAAAGAAACTCGTGACATGACACGGGCTCAAGTTCTCAAGGCTGCATTTCGTGTGTTGACTTTGAAACTTGGTAAAGCAAAAGTTCCTATGGTTGTGACAAACCATACATATGATGTAGTTGGTTCAATGTTCCCAACCAAAGAAATGGGTGGTGGTTCTGGTTTGAAATATGCTGCATCATCAATCGTATATCTTTCTAAGAAGAA